AAGAAAAATTCCCCTTTCTCAGTGGATTACGGGTTCAGACCCATGAATATATTGGCATTATTCAAAATTCCGACGATAAAATTATAAGCTTTTACGATTACGAATCTATTCGCTCCCCTGAAGAAAAGATTATTTTTCTTGAACACGGGGAAACGTGGTGGTGGGAAAGCAACAGACTGTTGCCTATCAACATTTTCTTACAAGGACAAATGCAGCAATTCCGTTACTGCATGAAGACGGTCGTGAATAAGGACGTAGAAATTATGTTTGGCTCAATCACAAGCCTAAATAACATAATGAAGAAGCGTATTAAGAAGCGTCAAATCCAACTGATTCGAAAAGCGGATTAATCCTTAGACATTTTCTCTATCAGCAAATTCAGGTTCACAATAATAGCAATTGCGTAAGCAATTCCGTGGGCACGTTTGAACTGGTAGGATTCGGCACCTGCATTTTTAATCCACACTTCTTTTCTAATAGTTTCCCATTCTGCTCCACGTAAATGGGCTTTGCCCGGCCTAATAATAGCAAGTATCATTGCTATGTCTTCAATAGATTTAGGTTTATACTTCTGTAATAGGTCACTGTGCCCCTTTACATGAAACAACTGATCTGTTATTTCTTGATATTCAAAGAAATCCCATGGCGGGTCTTTATTAATCAGTTCTAATAGATGTTCTTCATTACGTACATTCTCATACAAATTAACGTTCAAAACATCAATTTTGAAATAACCATAATCACTTGCAATTCGGTGATCCACTGTTGATATATTTGTAATAGGATCACGAGGGATATTTTGAAAATACACACCAGTAGGATGTTTTTCAACCTTATTGCCTTCCCGATCAATTCGACCAAAAATACACTCCAGCCCTTCTAGGATTTTGTCTCGGCCAAAACAATCAATATCGACGTCAGTTGTAACTTTCTTCATTTTTTAACATCTTTTCTATTGTTGTCTCATAGCGCAGTAAACCAAATTTTAGCGCAAATGCATTAGCATCTGCCTCAATTCCAAAGGTTAAAATTCCTTTTACCCAGTCATACGTAACATCATCGATAATTTTATTTTTAGCTAACCATTCGCCTACATCTCTTCTAAGATGGACTGGCAGCTTAAAAGTTATAAAAGTTTCACTCATATGGAGGAAATATTCCTATTCCGCGGTTGCGTTCCCTAGCAAATTTCAATTTGAATGCTACAAGATCTTCTTCGTCTCGAAAAGTATACTTTGTGCTAGCACCGCCGCCATATCCATTAATGGCATCTAATGCAATATCATTCTCGGAAGCCCATTCTACGAGGTCCGTGTATGTTAGGTCCCAATCAAGAATATCAATAATCATTGTCATCACCAAAAATAGAATGTTTCTGCGTGGTCACTTTTTCAAATTTTAGCTTAAAGAATAAAAAATCTTCTTTCTTTAATCTATATTTTGTCAATGTAACGCGCAGGACAGGTATATTATTTTCCTTACACCAGGTTGCATATCCATGAAAGGATAAATTCCAATCGTTGAGATCAATAAGTATCATAATCCAGCCTGCTCCAAAACAGTTCTAATATACTCAACATCCTCATCGGACTTTTTAAATTTTTTCATCCAAAACCCGGGCTCAATTACTCCTCCTATCATTTTAGCATGATCTTCGTTAAACCTAGTCATTAATTCTTCGCCAGATACAGCCAAATATAATACCCACGGACTAATCTTACCAGTCATAATAAGATGTGCTGCTTCATTTGCTGATATACTAGTAAAGAAATCTTTAAACTGAACATTATTCTTTCCACACCATTCAATAATTTCTTCAATTGTTCTTTCTACGGCACTATTGGCGGGTTCTTTCTTAATTAGATCTTCGACATAGAAGTAATACACAAAATCCTTTGTCCAATCCTTTAGCTTGACTTGATTCATAATAACGTATTCTATATATTTTTCAATATAGATAGGCCGCAAATTTGCCAGATGATTTCCGAACTTTGCAAAGTCTATGTAATAAGGGCTGTTAATGAACTCATCCATTGTCTTCGGATGCTTGGACTTGGTTGTCATTTCATAGAATCGTTGAAAGGCTCTAAGACCAAATCGAGAACCTGTAGAATCTTTATCCATATAGCGACGCTTCTTGACGCACATATGGGTAGTAAGTGTCTTTTCTTTGTGAAACTTCGTTCCGCAGAACTTGCAAGCGTAGTTCTGTTGCATTGTATTTTTTGCTAGCAAGGTTTATTTCCCTTTAGCGTCACCTTTAAACATTTCTTTAATAGTTTTATCGTCGTATCCATTATCCTTGAAGAATTGTTGCAATTCCTCTTGTGTATTAATCTGGAGCAACAATTCAAGGTCTGAATCCTTTAATAAAGGAAAGAAAGAGATAATTGCTTCTTCGACACGATTCTTCTTAGCGCCTTTTGGCGGAGCAATCCACGGATGATATTGCTTTTTCTTTGTCCCGCACATTGAAAGCAATTTCCATTGCAACTCGGGATGCTTGGACAATGCGTTAAAATTGTGATTTACTAAATCGTTGACCATCATTATATGATGTTCAGCATCGCCCTGCGATGAACTCATAAATCTCATCAATACCCAGATGCCAATTTCTTTCTTATGTTCGTCCGACAAGTCCCTGTAGAAATTCTTATTGCAAAAATCCATAGCAGGCAATTCCATGTCAAGTGTGAGGGTGCTTGCTTTCTTTTTAGTCTTTTCCTCTACGACTTCTACGGCATCGGGGTTCATTTCAAAGAACCCACTCAACCAATCCGCAACTTCATTACTCATACCAATAACCTACTTTTGTAGTGTAAAAGACTTTCGGCATGTTCTTCAGGTGTACGATTAACACACAATCCACCATCATACAGCATTGGCTGCCCTATCCAAGATAACCAATCTCCTACATATTCTGATTTAAATTCTTCACTCAAAGAGCGCTCCGATATCAATAACGTCTGGCAACTTACTAGTTTCCTTTACGAACAAGACACAATTGGGATAAGGCTTATCTTCGACAGGCACAACAAGTATATTGCCATTCTTTAGTTTAGGAAAATACCATTTCACTTCAGCATATACGTTTGTGATATTTATTTCCTGTGGTCTAGGAACCATATGCCTGAGTGGATTAAAAACCATTGTATGAAAGCCTCTATCATTAAGGCTAGTCAGTGGCATTAATTCTAAATCGCTATAGTCTTGATCGCATACTAGGATAGACCAATCCAGTGGCATCTGTACTGTGTATGTACCAATCTTTAATACAACCGCAGGTGCATAGAAACTTTCTAAAAAGATAAGCGGGATAAAGAAATAATCAGGATTTTTAGGATCTGAATAATCTAGTACACAATATCTAATATCCTCAATTTCATTTGGAATCTTATCCAAATTATATGCTTTGTTTTCATTTGTTAGTATATTCATCTTGTTAGCCCAATTTTTTTCTATGTTCTTGCCAATCTTTTTCCATTTGTTCATTACTTTTCCTCATTACGGCCTTTCCGACAGGAATCATTATAGGATCAATATTGCATCTAATTAGATAATCACACAGCATATTTTCAAATCCAAGGTGCCTAAAAGACATAAAAGTTATTGTCATATCAGTATCCGAATTCTCTTCATATTTTATCGTTATTAATTCTCGAGAAGGTTCTACGGTATGTCTAGGTTCATATTTAAAAACTAGGCTATTTGCCTTTGCAAATATTTCTATTAAAGGCAAATATCCCCAAGAGATGTTTGTATTTACAATTCTCAATATTGCACCTTCTTAATTGTATATGGATATTCTGCTTCTGTATAAAACTTCTTTCTCTTAGTCAAATGCCGCTTAGAAAATTTACAATTTGAACATACATCATATACATTCACAAAATCCTTATCAGGCGCAACTCTAATACCTCTACCGATACTTTGAATCACCCTGACGAAGCTTTTTCCAGCCTCAAATAAGACAAGGTTAAAAATACGGACAATGTTAATGCCTGTAGACGCTACACCATACGTAGCTATAATAACCTTCCCGTCAACCTCCTGGACTTCCTTGTACTCTGCCTTGCGATCCTTTGACTTCATTTTACCAGAAACGAATATCGAATCTGGTATAAGTGATTGTAACATCTCTCCGGTCTGTACGCGATCCACCAGTATAAGTGTGTTACCCGTTTCTGATATTGTTGCAATCTGTTTGGCAAGAAATTTTAGTCTAGGCAAACTTGTTGTAAGCCACTTTAGTTCAGCCTGATAATTATCAAAGGCTGCTTCACCTAAATCTGCCAGTTGCCAGATATTAATATGTAGCTGAGCAAGTATACCTAAGTCTTGAAGTTCTTTTGTATTAATCTTACCAAGTAACGGCCCAATGCAAGCTACGACACCCACCTGATCAGCTTCTTCCTCTGGCATAGTTCCTGTAAGGCCCCAACGAATCGGAGCATTCGCCAAATAGGTCGACAATAGCTTTCTCAATACATCTGCCTTTGCTTTGTGTACCTCGTCTACGATAACGCAGACCACTCCCTCGAAGAAAGCGTTTATATCGATCTCTAAATCGGTTTCTTTCGAACGCTTTGATAGGCTTTCCAGACTTTGCCATGTGCAGATTGTGTGGGTCTTTTTATATTCTTTCCTGTCGCCAAAGAATACACCCACATCTAATCCAAGGTTAATGTAATCTTCTTCGGTTTGTGTGACTAAATCCTTCGTTGGCACAATTACTATGCTGCGCCCGTAGGGTTGAACCTTATGGCTTAGAATCGCCGTAATTAGGGTCTTTCCTGAGCCTGTAGGGGCAATATTGATGCCTGTTATGTTCTCAAGGTAAGAATTAAGTACATCAAGCTGATGCTCCTTAATCATAATAGGGTCGCCTGCAAAAGGATGTCCTTTTGGCCATGTGAAATGGCTATAACTGTCTTCTACTACTTCTTCAAATTCAAAATTAGCAGCAGGCTGTCGTTGATCATCAACTTCGACTTCATATCCATATTGTTGAACGATTGGTAACAGTTTATCGAGTAAATTTACATATGAACGGCCGCCGATGTCGCAAAACGACATCTTGCCATTCCATCTTCCCAACTTAAAGGCCGGCGTATGGCGTGCATACGGTAACATAAATTCGAGAGATTCGACCATCTTGCGGCGGCAAACAACATCAAGGTCTGTAAATCGAATATTTACTTCGTCAATTATTTCTAATGTTGTTTTTGCCATTATACGCTCGCATCATCGAGCCCGGCGACTCTAAGTTTAATAATATGCCCAGTCATAAAGTTTTTAGCTTCAAATGCCTTACTAATTGCTAAAAATTTATTCCGCAATAAGGCTACTTCATTAACAAGTACCGTTGTATCGACAATGCCTTGCACACCGTCTACATATTTCTCTGCATCTCTAGAACTCAGTGACTTCTGATAGGCCTCTAAGAATTTCTTAAATTCTACTGACCTATCTTTTTTCAATTGTATGTTTAGATATTCAAGGACTGCTTCAATTTCTTGCAATTGAGCAAAACGCTGTTCTACAAGGCCGGGCAATTCGGCGGCGTGCCGTTCTAAGCTTTTTCCCTTCAATGATAATTCTTTACGAGATTCTACAAGTTCGTTTTCGAAATAATCAATGAAATCAGGAATTAAGCTTAGATCTCCTGTAACCTTATAGTACCATGAACTCAATTATTTCTTCCCAAACATACCTTCGGACAACGCAATCATTTGATCTGCGGTTGCTGCCTCAATATCAGTAATTCCCAATTCAGCCATTATTGCGTGCATTTTATCCATACTTGCCCTCAGCTCTGCCCCCTTAGACTCGGCCTCAGCTATCATAATTGCTTTTTCGTTATCTGTCATAATCCATGTACCCGTTTTACGGCTAATTCCATAGCACGTACTAATAAAACTGCTCGCTGAGTTCTAGACATCAACATTCTCTTAATTGCCATAGCACGTGGAGGAACACCAAGGTCATCCGCCAAGGCCTTATGTACCCTGGTCAAGTTTACAGGCTCAGAAATCCAATTCACGTAATCTGCACCCACAGTAACATCTCTCATCGAGTCATTATACTGCTGGATTGTCGTTATGAATTTCTGTGCATCCTTGCTATTGGCTGCTGAGAGAAGTATCTCCCCAAATTCAGTAGCTGAAACCGTTTTCGTCATCGTATTCCTCATCTTCGTCTTCGTTAATTTCCGAGAGATGACTTCTGGCTGCTGCACGAAGTTCCTTATCAAGGTCTTCATCCAACAAGTTTTCATCTACAAGACTAAATTCATCAAACACCACTACAAGGATATCTGCTACTTCTAATCTCTCTTTTGGCGCAATGTGGGATTTAATGCGGGCCCACAATTCTAATAACAATTCATGATTATCGTTTACCATTATGCCTCCTCTGTTGCCAACACAATTTTTTCTGCATCGGAATCTAAAATTACCGCATGCAAATCATCCTGTGTAAACTCATCCATAATTACTTTCATCTTCTCAAAGTCGTTCCACTCCTTGCGGAAATACTTCATCTCCTCGCCTGTTCTCTTGGAAATGTACTTATACCTATTACCCTCTTTAGTTAACGCACCAGATTTCTCAAAGAGGTCAAATAATCCCGAAATTGGGTTCATACCTGATTCCCACGGAATATCAATCTTAATAGATTCAAACGGCTTAGAGTATCGTGTTTTCACTACCTTACAGGTTGCACGGATACCTCTGATATCAGCGCCTGTAGTCTTATTACCATCTTCGTCTTCCTTCAGCTTAAACTTCTTCATTGCAATAACAATACTTGAAGCAAAGATGAATCCTGATCCGCCAGTAATCTTATCATCGGGGTCAAACATGTCCTGGCTTGCATAGGTGTGGTTTGTAACTGCCATACCAATATTTAAATCACCAAACATATTCACACAATTAGACACGAACGCCTTGAGTTGCTTTGCCTTGCGGCCCATATCACCCTTCATATCTCCAGCTTGGAACTGGTTAATATCAGTAGGTGTTAATAGCATGCCGATAGAGTCAATAATGAATAGAATCTTAGGTCTTTGTTCACGCGGAAGGTCAATGTAATTTGCCTTGTATTCAGTAACAAAACTGTGTACAATTGCTGCCACTTCGTCGATCATTGATGCACTTACACGAAGCATCTTGTCTTCTGCCGTATCAACACCGAGTGCCATAAGCCATTTTTCATCGAGTGCATTTTCTGTATCAATCATGACAACAAAAATACCTTGCTCTTGAGCTGCTTTCGCAATGTTACCGGAAACGATATACGATTTGCCTGCGCCGGATTCGCCTGCAAATACTGAAACCTTACCCATCGGAATTCCGCGATAGAAATCGCCACTGATAAGAAAGTTGAGTCCATAGGACCCTGTGCTAATCCAGGTATCGGGATCGTTGAACCCTGTAGAAATACCTGTAATGTTTTTAGTCAGAGATTTTCTGAATTTTGAAATGTCGAATGGCTTTGCCATAGGTTCTCCTTAAGATGTATGGGGGCAGGTATTTACCCTGCCCCTTTTCAAGACTTACTTGTTTCTGTTACGAAGCATTGCAAGAATTTCTTGCGGTGACTTACCTGCTGTTACAGGTGCAGTCACTTCTTCTTTAACTACAGACTTAGGAGGATCTGCATCAAACGGAGGATCGTTTTCATCGGCTACTTCAACTACTGGTGTAGTCTTAGGAGCAACAACTGGTGCTGGTGCTGGACGCGGTGCTGGTGCAGAACGTGTTACACGCTTGCCCTCGCCGCCTTCGGGATCATCGCTTGCGGTTGAATCGAATCCAAATGGCTTGTAATGCTGGCTCCAGCGTGTTGGATCATACAATTCGCCATCGAGTGATTCTTGGAACATTTCAAAGATAATTGCCAACTGCTCGGCAGACGGACGCTTTGGAAGATATGTTGACAAATCAACCAAACCATATTGCTCGATAGCTGCTTGCATTTCTTCTGTAAGGCTTGATTCTTTTCTTGCCCATTTTGAAGTACCATAATCAGCAAAACCACCTTTGCTTGTCTTAGAGACAATAAAGTCAGTACCGTTGATATAATCAACTGGGCTGTTTTCCATATCTGGATCCATTAGTGCAGCCTTGATGATTGCAAAAATCTGAGGACCCATAATGAACTTACGGATTGGATTTTCTGGAGAATCAGTTTCATTGAGCGGGTCTTGCTTGACAAAACCTTGCATATAGAAACTACGCTTTACCCAATACTTGCGTGCGGTCTCTTCGAGAGACTTGTCTTTCCACCATGGGCGAACTTCATTCAAGATCGGGCAAGTCATTTTGCCGTCCCACATTTCGATACATGGAACTTGAACAACTACTGGCTTGTTTTCGTCTTGGCCTTTGATGCCTGGGAACGGGAGTTTGATAAGTTGACGCTCTGCCCAGAAGAATGTGTTATCTTCATTGGCGTCTGGAGCGAATCGGAGTGTTGCGGAAGTACCTTCTGCAATATTCCAGTGTGCGTAAGTTGCCTTGTCGCCGCCGCCTGTGCCGCTGCCGCCGGGCTTACGTTCTAGTGCTTGTAATTTCTTACGGATTTCTTCGAGTGTTTTTGACATGATTTTATTTCCTGCTTTAGTTTAAATTGAACGTTATTAATTGAGCTGAGATCTACTTGAGCCA